AAATGTTGTTAAAATTTTGGTTTTTGTGACACTTTTGACTCCGAGTTTTATTAAGATTATGTTAACATGTGTTATGCATATGTTTAGCTCGACCTAACTTTGTGACACTTTTTTGTCACACTGTGACACTTTTGAAATTGACTTTCGAGGCTGAAAACCCCTGGTATCAGGGCGTTTTGGGCACTTTGTGACACTTGTGACACTTTTTTTTCTATATCACAATATTTTTTGAATTTATATATATAAATAGAAAATTGCACCAAAAGTGTCACAGCGATATTTTTGGTCGATTTTAAGGTGCTTTTTGAAGCGATTTTTGTGATGAAATTGAGGGTCGATTTTGGTATGTATTTAGGTCGATTTTAGGTCGATTTTTCTTGGGTATTTCTGGAATTTTTCAGAGGTCTATTTACGGTGAAAATTATGGTAAATGAGAAGCTTGATTTAGAGTGATATTTTAACGAGAAGGAGGCAAGGAAATGGACTTCTACAAAATCAGAGAAAGGAGTTCAAAGTACGAAACAGAGATATATCCTGACTTTCGTGTCGGACATGTGAAAGACCTTCTGGTTCGAGGAAAGAGCTTTTATGCTGTTTGGGACGAATCGAAAGGATTGTGGTCGACCGATCTTCTCGACGTCGCAAACATAGTCGATGCGGATTTATGGAACTATGCTGAGAAGTACCGAAAGGAAAGAGGCTATGAAGGATATTTAAACGTTAAGACATGCGAGTCGTTCTCGAGTGGGTCATGGCTTAAGTTTATGAGTATGCTTGCGAAGTACGGAGACAGTACGCATCAGTTGGATGAGAAACTTACATTTTTGAATACGGAAGTTAAGAAGGAAGATTATGTTAGCAAACGACTTCCGTATTCTTTGGAGGAGGGTGACTATTCTGCATGGGATAAACTCGTCGATAAATTATATTCTCCCACTGAGAGGGAGAAGATTGAATGGGCGATTGGTTCGATTGTATCCGGCGACAGTAAGACGATACAAAAATTCTGTGTCTTCTACGGTGACCCAGGCACTGGAAAGGGCACAATTATCGATATCATCAAAAAGCTCTTCCCTGGATATTACACAACCTTCGACGCAAAAGCACTCGGTTCAAGTAACAATCAATTTGCAACCGAAGTGTTCCGTACGAATCCGCTCGTGGCAATTCAGGGAGATGGTGATCTCAGTCGAATTGAGGACAACACTCGTCTAAATTCCATCGTCAGCCATGAAGAGATGGTCATCAACGAAAAGGGTAAGAGTCAGTATACCGCAAGAACTAACTGCTTTCTGTTCATGGGCACCAATAGACCCGTTAAGATTACAGATGCAAAGTCCGGTATCATACGAAGGCTTATTGATATTTCACCAACTGGCAAGAGGTTTACTCCAAAAGAGTATGATGCTCTGATGAGTCAGATTGATTTTCAGTTGGGTGCGATCGCTTATCACTGCCTTCAGGTCTATCGCGATTTAGGTAAGCATTACTATAACGGATATCGTCCGATGGAGATGATCGAGAAGACGGACATGTTCTTTAACTTCATCGATACGAAGCAGGACGAGCTTACCGAGGAAGGCGACGGTATAAGCCTTAAGCGAGCCTATGATATTTATAAGGATTATTGTAAAGAAGCTCTGATCAGTGACGAGTATCGGATGCAGATGTACAGGTTCAAGGAAGAACTTAAGAATTACTTTGATAATTTCGATAAGGTCATACGGATAGATGGAAGACAGGTAAGAAGCTGGTATAGCGGTTTCAAGGCAGATAAGCTTGCACCTCCAGTTTTGAAGAAGGAACCAAAGAGTCTTCCGATGGTTCTTGATTCTGAGAAGAGCCTGTTGGATGATATTTTGGTCGACTGTCCTGCTCAGTACGCTGTTGAGAGAGATGGTATGGAAGTTCCAGGGATGCGATGGGCAGATGTAACAACTACACTTAAAGACCTGGATACAAAGAAGCTTCATTATGTTCTTCCTCATGGTATTTCAGATCTTCCTGGCAGAAGCAAGTATAAGCTTATCATGATCGACTTTGATATTCGCAATAAAGATGGCGAGAAGGACGTTCTTCTGAATCTGGAAGCAGCGTGCAAGTTTCCCAAGACTTATGCTGAGTTTTCAAAGGGCGGCTGTGGTATTCATCTCATCTATTGGTATGAGGGTGATATTTCAAAGTTGGCTCCTCTGTTTGGAGATGGAATAGAGGTTAAGACGTTCAGGGGTAATGCGGCAATGCGAAGGAGGCTTTCGAAGTGTAATGATATTCCGATTGCTTTGATGTCTGTAGGCGGTTTGCCGCTGAAGGAGGAGAAGATGATCGATACAACACTTTTGAAAGATGAGATGCATTTAAGGAATGTGATCAAGAAGAGCCTTCGCAAGGAAATTCATGGAGCAACCAGGCCCGAAGTCGATATGATCGCAAAGGTTCTGGATGACGCATATAAAAGTGGCATGACCTATGACGTGTCTGATATGGAGCATGATATTTTGGTCTTTGCCATGAATTCCACGAACCAGTCTGACTACTGTATCAAGAAGATCAAGGAGATGCATTTTCAGTCGAAGGATATTTTAGATTCTTCTGAATTAGCTAATAAAGAGCTTGAGAAAAAGAAAGAAGAAGAACCTATTGTATTTTTCGACGTTGAAATCTATCCGCCTGGCATCGATTCTGAAGGAGAGGACAATCCCGGATTATTCTTGATATGCTGGAAAGTAGCTGGAGAAGGCAATCCTGTAATTCCTATGGTAAATCCAAAGCCAAGTGAAGTTGAAGAGTTATTGAAGTACAAACTCGTAGGCTTTAATAATCGAAGCTATGACAATCACATGCTGTATGCAAGGATTCTGGGATATTCTAATGCCAGATTATACGATTTGTCTGGAAGGATTATTAAAGAGAAAGCCTCTGAAGCGAAATTTAAAGAGGCCTACAATATTTCATATACTGACGTACTTGATTTTTGTTCAGTGAAACAAAGTTTGAAGTTATGGGAAATCGAACTTGGTATTAGTCATATGGAAATGGGTATACCTTGGGATGAACCAGCTCCTAAATCGATGTGGAAGAATATTATCGAGTATTGCTCTAATGATGTCATAGCGACCGAAGCTGTTTTTAATGCAAGGCAGGAAGACTGGATCGCCAGACAAATACTGGCCGAACTTGCAGGTGGTTCGGTTAATGATAGTACAAATAGCCTAACTTTGAAAATTGTATTTGGAAAAGAAAGACAACCAACACTTGTGTACACAGATCTTGCAACTGGAAAACAAACTAAAGGGAGGTGATGTTTATGAGTAGACAGTATGATCAAACTTTTTTAGATATACCAGGATCGCTACCAGAGGAGTCTTATGCCTATAGAGATGGTACAGAATACTCAGCAATTGATCAAGGTAATAATTATTATATAACTAATGATGGTGATGTAATTAGTTTTAAAAATGAAGAGCCACTATTAATGAAAACATATAATAACCACCATGGTCATCATTACGTTGATTTATCTATTAAACATGGTAAAAAAGACAAGTTATTAATTCATAGACTAGTTGCAGAAGCTTTTATACCGAACCCAAATAATTATCCGATAGTAAGGCACCTAGATGATAATCCAGACAATAATATAGTTGATAATTTAGCGTGGGGCACACAAAAAGATAATCACGATGATATGATTAGAAACGGTCATGATGTTGTTAGTCGTAAGGTATATTGTTTTGAGAATGACACTGTTTACGATCGGTGTACTGATGCTGCGGAAGATATTGGCGTTTCAAAATCTCAAATAACAACTTGTTGTCAAGGAAAAACTGGGACTGCAAACGGATACCATTTTTGTTATTTAGAAGATAAAGAAGAAAAGATGAATGACAAAAATTGGTTGAGAGTTAGGAACGGATTTAAACCTGTAATAGCTATTAGCAAAGATGGCAACAAGATTCGTTTTGGGAGTAGAAAAGAAGCAGCTGAAATTTTAGGAATACCTGATTGCAGTATCAGTAGCGTACTTACAGGTCACTTAAAGCATACACATGGATGGAGGTTTGTGGAGGATGGAGATGGCACATAAACCGATAAATGCTTTCCCTGGATATGAGTTTAAAAGACTAGACGATAATAAGTTTCATAATATGTATAGAGGAGTGGATCTTGGTAAGGGTGGATGGGTATACACAGACCCTGGAATCTATTCGAATGTAGCACTGTTAGATATCAGTTCCATGCATCCTAGTTCGATTATTGCTCTAAATAAATTGGGAGAGTATACACAACGGTATGCTGATCTGAAACAAGCTAGAGTGTATATTAAGCATGGAGATTATGAAGCTGCCGGGAAGTTATTCGATGGGAAGCTTAAAAAGTACCTAACCAATAAAAAGACCGCAAAGGCGTTAAGTTCTGCCTTAAAGCTTCCACTTAATGCATTTTTTGGGCAGTCTTTTGCTGGTTATGACAATCCTGCGAGAGATTCAAGAGACGAGAACAATATTATAGCATTACGTGGCTCATTGTTTATGAAAACATTATTCGACGAAGTTGAGGCCAGAGGATTTCATATAGTCCACGTTAAAACTGACAGTGTGAAGGTTCCAAACGCTACTCCTGAGATTATTAAATTTATTCAGGATTTTGCAAAAAAGTATGATTACGATATAGAACATGAAGCCACATATGAAAGAATGTGTCTTATTGACAAAGCACAATATATTGCTTCATATGCCAGCGAAGAGCAGTGTGTAGAACTATATGGTTATTGCCCTTCCGAAAACAAAGATTATATTCAAGACCATGGCTATACATGGACTGCAACTGGTGCTGAATTTCAACATCCATACATTTTTAAAACGCTCTTTAGTGGAGAGTCTATAGTATTTGATGACCTATGCGAAACAAAGACTGTGAAAGATGCAGCAATGTACCTGGATATGAACGAGGGTTATCCAAATGTAGAGATATTTGATAAAGAATTACTTAAAAGGATAAATAATATAGAAAATCCAGACAATGTAATGAAGTTGAATTCGGATCTGGAATCGTATAGTAACGAAGATCTTGAGAATAAAATAGCTGAGGGGCATAATTTTATTTTTATTGGTCGCGTTGGAAGGTTTATTCCTATAAAACCAGGTGCTGGCGGTGGAATACTTCTTGCTCTTAGAAATGGAAAATATAATTCTGTCAACGGTACGAAAGATTTTCGTTGGCTTGAGGCTGAAGTAGTAAAAAATGTTCACAAGGAAGGAGATCGCGATCTTAATTATTATAAGAATTTGATAGACAAGGCTATAAAATTTATAGAGCAATTCGGTTCCTTCGAACATTTCATTGATATTTCAAAACCTTATGACTGGAAGCCCCAGTACAATGATCCACCTGGATGTGAAGGAATCAGTGATGATGATCTCCCTTTTGATTTAGTTCCCTGCGGCGACGGTAAAAGAACTTCTTGCCTTGAATGCCCAAACCTCTCAGGAGATATTTGTAAACGAGGCTATAGTTTGAACAGCTATGTAGAATTGGGAGGTGGAGCGTAATGGAGTTCGGCGACGCCGGAACAAGGTTCCCGATGATATTTCACTTTGGAAAGGAGGTGATTAAAAGTGACCCGAGCTGATATTCTTAATGCGGCTGAACAATGTGTAAACGGAAGTAGAGACGATGAATATGGCAACCCAGAGGACAATTTTCAGACCATTGCGAGATTCTGGACGGCATATCTTGGAAACAGGCATACGACAATAATCGGTCCTGAAGATGTAGCGGCTATGATGGTACTTATGAAGATAGCCAGGATATCTAACGGAGCGCCAAAGGCTGACAATTGGGTCGATCTTGCTGGCTATGCTGCCTGTGGCGGTGAGATCGAATCTAACAGGGCAGAATGAGACGACAATTATATTTCTGAAAGCGAGGCTATTTCAGATGTCAATCGATGAACGTAATAAGATTCTTGAAGTTGTGGATATTTTGAGGGCACTTGGAGGCAATAATGGGTTTTCGAATCTCCAGCCTAAAGTAAAGCATATGCTTCTCGGATATTCCAATGATCTAAAGGCTATTGTTGAGGATGATGTAAAGTCCCAGAAGCCGAGGATCGAAACCAAACAGGACATTGAAATGACTTATTGATTTAAAAGATTTATATTTTAGGAGGAAACTAAAAATGAGTATGAACACCAATTGTTTTTATGATGAAGAGACTGGCCGCTATGTTGTTAAGGGCGCGAGGATTCTGTTTCCGAACTTTGAGGGTGCTGAACAGGATTATAACCAGGCTGGTAAGCGTAATTTCAGGCTGCAGCTCACCGAAGGCATGGCAGACGAGATGAAGAGCCGTGGCGTTTATGTACGTGCTCGCGAAGGCAGGGACGAGACCGAAGAGACTCAGTATCTGATGAAGATCGGCGTTTATACTGACGCTGATGTTCGTCTGCTGAGTGGCAGGACTATGACCGCGCTTACGCCTGATAATTTTGATATGGTCGATCGTGAGTTCCGTAAGGGGCATGTCAAGAACGGAGAGATCGATCTGGAGTTCCATATTTCCAAGAATACCAGGGTGATGAGTTCTTCTCCTTATGCGAGGCTCGATACGATCATTCTGCCTATTCGTAAGAGTCGTATCCTCGAGGATTATGAAGATTACGAAGACGCCGAGTAATTATATTCGCATTTAAAACATACCTCCTTATGGAGGTGATTGTATGAGGTTTGTATCATTTTTGGTTATTTGGTGCTTGACCGGTATGATTGCGAGTTGGTTGCTAGGTGCTTTGGAGGCGATCTATGAACATAAGTATGGATACGATTTTGCCACTGTAAGAAAGATGGATAGAGAACTGTTTATTAAATGGGCTAAGTCTATCTCTGATAAAGGTTGGCTGTCGTGTATATGGTTTGGTTGGATTGTTCCATTTATATTCTGGCCGTATCACTTGATTAAGGTTGAAGTAGCAAATATTCAAACGGTTTACAAAACTCTTGATTCACAACGAGAAAGAGAGGGCTCTTAACAGGGCCCTTTTCTTTTATACTTTTCTAAGGAGGTGAAAGTCTTGCTAGAAAGTGTATGTGTAAAACCCATGCCTCACCAGCTCGAAGCCGTTGAGAAACTCAGGAATGGTTCTATTCTTTGCGGCGGAGTTGGTACCGGCAAGAGTTTCACGTCTCTATTATATTTCGTTTTAAAAATCTGCGGTTCGGTCGAATGGCTTCATGATGACGATTCTATAGGTCTTGGTCCCATGCTTTCCCCTACTCCACTATATATTATCACCACCGCAAGAAAGCGTGATACTAAGGAATGGGAAGATGAATGCGATAGATTCGATCTAACTGATATTTCAATAACGATCGATAGCTGGAATAACATACATAAATACGAGCATGTTGAGAATGCGTTCTTTATATTTGACGAGCAGCGAGTTGTTGGAAGCGGCTCATGGGCCAAATCGTTCATAAGGATCTCCAAGAAGAATCAATGGATACTTCTGTCTGCTACCCCAGGCGATACATGGATGGATTATATTCCGGTATTCATAGCTAACGGATTCTATAAGAATCGAACGCAGTTTTTAAGACGGCATGCTGTCTATAACCGCTATTCTAAATATCCAAAGGTCGACAAGTGGCTGGAACCAGGATATTTGGAAAGTCTAAGACGAAAGATCACAGTGATTATGAGTTACGAAAAGAAAACCGAACCGCATTGGAATGATATTTTGGTTCCATACAACGAGGACCTTTATAAAAAGATCAGTGAGAAACGATGGGATCCATGGAAGAATGAACCGGTCCGGGATATTTCAGGGGCATGCTATCTGATGAGAAGGGCCGTCAATAGCGATGTGAGGAGAGTATTTAAACTCATTGATATTTTAGCAAAGCACGGAAAAGCCATTGTGTTTTACAACTACGATTATGAACTTGAACTGATTCGTGAATATTTGAAAGACCGCGGGTATGGTTATGCCGAATGGAATGGCCATATTCACGAACCTGTGCCTACTGAAGATAAATGGTTGTATGTCGTTCAGTATACAGCTGGTTGCGAAGGATGGAATTGTGTTGAGACAGATACGATTATATTCTTCAGTCAAAGCTATTCATACAAGCAGATGACTCAGGCAGCCGGAAGGATCGACAGATTGAACACTCCTTATGAGCATCTTTATTACTATGTCCTCAAATCAAAGGCTCCGATCGACATTGCGATAAGCAGAGCACTGAAGGGTAAACGGAATTTTAACGAGAAACTTTTCATGAATTGGTAAGGAGGATATTTATGGCTAATAACCGTACCGAACTTACTTTCAAGGAGCAGGAAGAACTTTGGTGGAGAGCTAAGGCCGATAAGGAAGCCAGAGACAAACTCATCGGCAATTATATTTATGTGGCTGAACGGGAAGCCAGAAAGTATTCGTCTTTTACCGATTTGGATTACGAGGACTTGTTCAGCGAGGCATGCTGCTATGTAGTTGAGGCGATAGACAAATGGAGGCCGGGATGTTGTCATGACTATATTTCTGGAATGGTAAACAATATCGTTGCTGTGAAGATGAGACAGTACGTTGAACGTAATCGCGACAAGAAAGATTATGATGATGCTATATTTGGGCTAAGTGAAGATTGCATTGCTTTCGATAATGCGGATGACAGATTGATACTTGAAAGGTTATTTGAGAAGACCAGAAACACACTGACCAGTAGAGAGCGAATGATCTTATCGATGCACTATGGTTTTTATGATGGTGATCCGAAGCCGATCAATGAGATCGCGAGATATTTTAAGCTTACTCCTATGCGAATAACTCAGATCAGAAATAAAGCTTTGAACAAATGTCGCCATCCTAGAAACTGGACTTTGAAGAGAGATCGTTATTTTTATCCTCAGTTTATGGATTTGATTCTTCCTAGTCTCGAAAACATATGTTAGGTAAATACGCGCGCAGAACATGGATTATAATAGAGAGAAGGGTAGGAGTTTGCCTTGATCGCTGGTTTTAGCGGTCATCGCAGCTCCTTTTTTGTTTGCTGGTTCTCTTCTCCATGCTCCATACTTGGATTACCTCCTTCTCTTACAGCCCAAGCCATCTCCCCTGGCGAGCGAACCCTTCTCTCGTTTATGAGACTTATCATTATATTTTTGGAGGCCAATATGGGTAAACTTGAGAGCAGGTTTCAGGCTGACTTGGTAAAGGAGTTGAAAGAACTCTATCCTGGCTGCGTGATACTTAAAAACGATCCTAATTATATTCAGGGATTTCCGGATCTGACGATTCTATACAAAGACAGGTGGGCTGCACTTGAAACCAAGAGAAGTGAGAGCGAGCATCACCAACCTAATCAGGATTACTATATTGAGAAGCTTGGTAATATGAGCTACTCCAGTTTTATATTTCCGGAGAACAAGGAGAAGGTATTAAATGAATTGGAACAGGCATTCAAATCTCGAAGGAAGTCACGCGTTTCTAAGTGCCAGCAAGTACGGCTGGATGAAGAAGAGCAATGACGAGTTGATAGAGAGTTATAAAAATTCGTATGCGACAACGATAGGAACATTACTTCATGCCTACGCTGCCGACAGTATACGTTTCAGGGAACGGCTCAGGAAGGGCGATGCGAAAGGTGTAAAGTTTGATCTTATGCGCCGCGGTATTCCGGAGTTTGCTATCGACATTCAGTCTATATTTCCAACACTTATGAGCTATGTAAATGATGCCGTTGGATTTCAGATGGACCCTGAAATATTGTTATATTATTCCGATCTTTGCTTTGGGACCGCCGATTCGATACAGGTTGAAGGCGACATTCTAAGGATTCATGATTTGAAGACGGGTGTTACTACAGCGAAGATGGATCAGCTGCTTGTGTACGCTGGTCTTTTTTATTTGGAGTACGGCTATAAACCGGAAAGAATGAAGACTGAGTTGCGTATATATCAAACTGACGAGATAATCGTCCATGAACCCGACGCAAATGATATTCGGGAGGTGATGGATATGATTGTTGAGAAGGATCGGGTTCTGCAAAGATTGAAGGAGGTTTAGACCCATGTTGTATGACAAAAACGGTGTGTATCTCGGAACTGACCTGGATGATATTTTCGAGAGTCTGAAACACTACGGTACCCCAAGGCATTCCGGAAGATACCCATGGGGGTCAGGAGACAATCCTTACCAGAGGAACGCAAGTTTCCTTGGCAAGGTCGAGACTCTCAAGAAAGCCAAGGATGAGAATGGACACAAATTATATTCCGAGAAGCAGATAGCCGCGGCAATGAATATGAACACCAGCGAGTTGAGAAAGCGCATCTCGTTAGCTCGCGCTGAGAATCGTGCCTATAATGTTGCCGAAGCGAAGCGACTGAAGGAAAAGGGCATGTCAACGTCCGCGATAGCTAGGCGGATGGGAATGAACGAATCTTCGGTTCGTGGTCTGCTGGACGAAGGTATTAATGAGCGTATGAGTGTTACCAGAAAGAACGCTCAGCTTCTCAAAGACAGACTTAATGAGAGAGAAGGAAGTTATATTCAGGTCGGGAGTGGCGCTGAGTATTATCTGAATAACGTCTCTGCACACAGTCTTGGCAATACGCTTAAGATGTTGGAGAATGAAGGCTATACTTTACATGATATTCCTGTAGAACAGCTTGGAACTGGCAAGACTACTACCGTTAAAGTGCTTGCGAAACCAGGTGTCGAATGGAAAGAGATCATGAATCACAAGAACAATATTATATTACCGACTGACGTGTATTCTCCGGATGGCGGAGATACGATGGACCGGATCAAGGAATATGTGAGTATCGATCCTAAGCGCATACAGATCAATTACGCTGAGACCGGCGGAACCAGTAAGGATGGCGTTATCGAGCTTCGAAGGGGCGTGGATGATATTTCTCTTGGAAACGCTCGTTATGCCCAAGTCAGGGTTTTGGTTGACGGAACGCATTATCTGAAGGGTATGGCGATGTACGCTGATGATCTTCCGGATGGTGTTGATATTCGGTTCAATACGAACAAGAAGCAGGGCACACCGATGCTCGTAAAAGGCGACCCTGATGCAAAACAGGTACTTAAGCCGATCAAAGAAGATCTCGAGAATCCGTTTGGAGCAAACATCAAGGAAGACGATAAGCTTACGCGTTGTCAAAGATATTACACGGACGAGAACGGCAATAGGAAGCAGTCCGCATTGAACGTTGTTTCTGAGGAAGGAACCTGGTATGAATGGAACCGTACCCTTGCCAGTCAATTCCTGTCCAAGCAGAGTCCTGAATTGGCAAAACAGCAGCTTAAGATGGCCTATGATATTTCCAAGGCGGACTTTGATGAGATCATGAGCTACAACAATCCCACTGTCAAGGCCAAACTGCTTGAGGATTTTGCCGGACGATGCGAGTCTGATGCTGTCCATTTGGCGGCGGCTGCTCTTCCGCGTCAGTCCACCAGAGTTATATTACCCCTTCCAGACAATAAAGAGAATGAGATCTACGCTCCTGGTTATAATGACGGTGAGCAGGTAGCTCTTGTGAGATATCCTCACGGCAGCATAAGCGAAATACCTATATTGACCGTCAATAATCACAATAAGCATGCTGAATCCGTTATCGGACAGGCCATAGACGCAGTCGGAATCCATCCAAAGGCTGCGGAAAGGCTTTCTGGTGCTGATTTTGACGGCGATACTGTATTGGTTTTACCCACTTCCAACGTTAAGATCAAGAACAAGCCGCAGTTCGAAAGTTTGAAGGACTTTGATCCAAAGGCATCGTATCCTGAATATCCCGGTATGCATCGGATGACCTCTCACGAAAAGGGCCTTGAAATGGGTAAGGTTTCAAATCTTATTACTGACATGACTATTCAGGGAGCCAGCGATGAAGAGATAGCCAGAGCCCTTAAGCATTCAATGGTCGTAATCGATGCTGAGAAGCATCATCTCGATTACAAGCGTTCTGAAATCGAGCAGCGTATCCCAGAACTTAGGGCCAAGTATCAACCCGATGGGGGTGCTTCAACGTTCTTGTCCAGGAGCACAAGTCCGGAACGTGTAGAAGAGCGTAAGGAGAAGCCTTATCGTAGGATGACTCCCGAGGAGAAGAAGCGTTGGGAAAACGGTGAAATTATATTCGAAAACACCGGTAAGACCTATACTACATCCGAGCCTATGCGCAATCGCATGACCAAGGAAGAGAAGAATATCTGGGACAACGGTACAGACGAACAGAAGCGTGAACTGAAGGCTCAATTATATTCCGAAGGCAGGATGCGGATCAAGGATAACAAGCGAACGATCGAAGTTAAGAAGGGTGGAGAACACGATCCTTACGAATTGGTATCTGGAGGATCCCGTGAGGGCACGACTCGTATAGAACGTGTATACGCGGACTATGCTCTTGCCATGAAAGAGCTTGCCCGTGAAGCCCGCAAAGAGGCCAGAGCCCAGATCGAAGAGAAGCGCGATCCAGAGATGACCAAATTATATTCCAAGGAGGTCGAATCTCTGAATGCTAAACTGGCTATAGCAAAACGAAACGCTCCGCTTGAGAGACAGGCTCAGATCCTTGCTAATTATAACATGGATCTTATAGAGATAGACCATCCTGAGATCAAGAATGACAACGAGCATTATAAACGTGAGAAGGGCCGTCAGTTGGATAAAGCCAGGAAACTCGTCGGAGCTAAGAAACTTGTTATCGGCTCTGAGAAGAATCCCCTGACCGATCGTGAATGGGAAGCTATCCAGAAGCATGCTGTATCCAAGACCACACTCCGTGGTATATTGGCAAACTGTGATACCGGTAGGATCAGAGAACTTGCGATGCCAAAAGCAAAGGTTGGAATCTCTTCTGCTAAGTTAGCTAGAGCAAAGGCTATGTTGGCAAAGGGGTATTCCAGGGAGGACGTATGCGACATGCTCGATATCTCTGAGGGTAAACTGATCTACGCGATTGGGAAGGAAAACATCTAAATAATAATACATCCATGGGGGTCTCCAATTATTTATACCCCACCTTAAAAATTGTAGACCTCTATGGGTCTCTGATCCACTTACATTTGTTTCAATACCCAGTATTACACCCATACCCCCATATGGAGGGGGGGGTAGACGGATGGCTAATCGAATACTTCATGTTGCTGATCAATGTTTTTGTATGGTTTAACTGATTAAAAATCTGGAGTTTTGATTAGATCTGATCGTTATCTATACCCTATAGCAATATGCATACGATGGTATACCGGGTATGCCTAAGGTATATGCATTGGAGTAATGGTTGCATACGATTTAGAACAGTTTTTAGATTCTAATAATTGCTCAAAGAACGTGGACGATTTGAAATGCATAAACTTGTTGCGACTAACTGAATTGAATGCGATTGATTTGGGAAAAAAGAAACTTAGTTGCTTAGTTTTAGGTAAACAAAAGGAAGAAAGTTCGATAAAAGAATAATAACTAACGATTGGGTATTCGTTCTGTATGATACCAGTCTTAAAGAATAGTCGCCAAGAATGTAAGTAGGCTTTTGGATTTGAAATAAAGCTATGCAATTACTATTTAGATTAAAGTAATGATCAACAAGTATTGAATTCGATCCTTGAATGATTAAAAGAATTGATTTGTGGATCAGTAACGTTTAACTTTGCTTTGAAAGAAATCGATTTCGGATAACAATTGCAATCTACTTAGGTGGAATAGATAGATACTATAGGGAAAGAAGTGAAGTTTATGGCAGCGACCTTTGTGACAACGCTTGACAATCCTTTCGATTACTTCACTCAGTTTGATGAATGGTTTGCGTTCGACACGCAAAAAGGTTACAACACTTGTTCGTACATTGCTCGAATTGCCAAAACTTCATCTGAAATGAGTGAAAAGGATTATGAAGAAGCAGTAAATGATGCTGTTGATGAGATTCTTCGTCTCAACATTACTGGAAACTATAAGAAAGTAATTGAGAAAAAGAATAAAGATGGTGGCAGCAATGCAAACAAAGTCGAAAACGAAAACTAAAAAATGAAATAGTAATAAAAACAATAAAAAATAGCAAAAAAAATAGCAAAAAAAATAAGAAAAAGAAAGAACATACGATTTCAACACCGACAGCCCTGGGGGAGGGGTCTCGCGAAACACCCCCACCCCCTGCAT